GCTTGGCGTTCATCGTCGGCTCCTTCTTGATGGTGATGTTCACGTCCGTCGTCGGCTGTTTGGCGCGGTACGCGGCAAGCACGGCCTCGTTGACGTGTTCCTTGTCCCAGCCCTCCGTGATCGCCTTGGCCTCGATCTCGGGGAATTCGCCGTTGCAGACGCCCTTGATCATGCCCACGCGCTCGCGTTCGGCCTTGACCGCCGCATCAGCGACAGCCTTTGCATCGATGTGTTCGGATGCAGCCACCTGCGGCTGCGTCTCGTTCTTCTTTTCAGGTTCCATAATGGAATTACCTTTCAGGGTGAGTGAAGCCGTGACCTTCATGTGAGTTGCCTTGTCGGCCCCCACCGCGACCACGGACACCTCGCGGAGGGTTGATTTCGTAACATGGTAGAATGGCGCGTCGTGTGCAACGCCGTTGATCGTGCGCGTGCCTTCCTGTACCAGCTCGGCGGCTTCGACTTCGGCTCCGATTGAGAGCTGCCAGTCGGCTCCGGCCTTGCCCTGTGCGACAATCGCATTCGCCAGATCGCCTTCGCCGACGATTTCACCCGCAATTTCGAGGTGATTATCGATGACGGAGACGGCCACCACGCCGACTCGCCCGAGCGTGTGGTTCTCGTGGTTGGCGAGGAGCGGCACACTTTCGGGGACGCTCATACCCGTCATGTCGACCACGACGGGACGCGACCAACCGAAGAGGCGCATCTTGCCGCCGGAATAGGCGACGCCCTTGACGGACGGTTTCTTGCCTTCGGCGGCGGCGGTGATTTCGAGAAATTCAGTCTTCATCTTGCTGTTCCTTTCCCGGCAGGGCCTCTTCAGGCGAGATGCCGAGTTCTTTCATTTTCTTCTGTTCCTTGGCGATCTGCTCAAGTTCCGTTTCCCAGTCCTTGCCCTGACGGGCGTACTCGGAGGCAAGGCTCGTCGTGCGAGACTGGAGGCGGACGGCCTGTGCGTTCGCTTCCTTCTGCGGATCGACGTGCTCCTGTCCATCCCAAAACCACACATGACGACAGTCGCAATCCTCAAGCGTCACCTTGTTGACGAGCCGCCATTCGGTCAGCCACGCTTCAAGGATGCGGTCGAGGACGACTTCCTCGATGAAGGTGCGGTCGACTTTCAGGGACTTGTAGTAGGTCTGATGGTCAAGCCGTCCCGAGGCGTAGTTGTAGCCCGAGCTGTTCCCCGCCGCGATATTGTAGGGGAGGTTCAAACAGCGTGAGATCTCGTTCAATATCTCGTGTTTGAACTCCCCGTAAGTCGTGACTGGCTGTTTGGGGTCCACCTGCGCCATCTTCCAGCCTCCCGGCATGGTGAGAAGCATATTGCGTTCGAGTTGGATGGAGTCCATCGCCTCGACTGCATCAGCCTCGCCATTGGCCGGAGCGTCCGTGTAGAGAACGCCAGCAAAGTCAGCAGCGGCCTCGGCTGCGCTCACAACCGCCAATGTGAATCGGCGGAGGTGTGCGAAGAGCGGCAAGGCGCTGGTGATCTCCGGAATGCCCCGATGCTGTTCGGGACGATCCTGCCGGAAGTAGTGGATCATGTTCTCGGCTCGCACGATCACCGTGTCGGTGCCGAAATTGTCCCTACCGCCCGGATGGCTTTTGAGTACCTTGTAGCTCTTGGGGTTACCAAAGGAGTCGAACAGGATGCCGTCTACCGCCCGTTCGTCGTGCTGAAGCTCGTCATCCGTCACCCGGTCGGCCTCGATCAGCTGAAGGTCGAGTTTCACCTTTGACTTGAGGTTTGGATTCTGCGCCAGCAGGACGAAGGCTTCGCCGTCCTGACAACGGGCCATGCGAATCGTGCGCAGCTTGGCGGCGAGATGGACACGCTTGGCCCAGATGCCGAAATCGTGTTCAACCCGATGATTGAGATCCTCGTTGTCGAAAAGGATCTGCAGTCTCGGACCTGTACCGACCGTGTCATTTGCCAAGGTCGAGACGATGCCGCGTGCATACGAGTTGTTCTGAACCTCGTATCGGGCGCGGGTGCGAAGTGTCTTTCGGACGGCGGGATCCGCTTCGGCATCCGCCGAAAGGAACTCCGCAGCCGCCCAGTGCTTGGCATTGTCCTTCGTGGTCTGTGCTGCGTCAAAGCGGGCCTTGATCCACTTGGGAACGCCCAAGACGGCCCGCACGGCGGCGGGTTTCTTCTTGAACCAGCTCATCGGATCGCACCTCCCGCTTCCATTTTCGTCATGCGGAGCGGACACCGCCGTCCCTGCGTCGCCTTTTTCGCCGCGAGGAACTTTGCCGCTTTGATGAGATCGTCGACAGACTGGTTCTCGACGCGCTGGCCGTCTACCTCGACGACCTTGGGCTGGGCGAGCATCTGTTCGGCCAGCTCTTCGAGCTTCTTGTCATCCATCTCCAACCTCTTTCTGGATCCGTTCGCCGATCCAAGCCATCACATTCACACACATCGAATTCCCGAGGGCTCGATAGCGCGACCATCGCGGACAATGTTCCGCATCCCGTCCGTGCCATGCAATCCGCGTATGCCCGTCGGGAAGTCCAAAGGCCCGTTCGCACTCTTCCGGTGTGAGCATTCGGGCTACGCCATCCACGCACACCCCCGACGGCCTTCGTCGGGTGATCGTGTAGGCGGCGGTGTTCGCCGCGTCGAAACACTTGCCGGGGAGGTGTCGTTCCCGCCCATCGAGATTCGTCAGGTCGAGCGGGATGCACGTTCGAGGGCCTTGTGTACTTCCTTTGGCAGAGGATCCTGCCGCGATTCGGCCCGGCGGAGAATCCCCGCCGCACAGTTCGCCGTCAAAGAGAACTCGGGCGATACACTCCCAGTCTCCACGATATCCGACAAGGAGGAGACGTCGCCGTCGCTGCGGGACTGCCCTCGGAAATTCGGAAACTCGGGTATATTGAGCGTCAAGCACTCGCCAACCCACGGCGAATCCCCCTGGGGCGGAGGTGATGATTCCACACTTTCGCCAGCCGCCTTCGGGGATGGGGACGTCCCATCCGGCGAGACGGGAGACGAAAGCGGCAAAATCGCCGCCTTGTCCGCTCGTGAGTACGCCGGTGACATTTTCCCAGACCACCCAACGGGCGTCTGTGCGAAAAGCCAACCTTGCAAACTCAAGCGCAAGATGACCTCTCTCATCCTCAAGACCTTTCTTCAATCCGGCCCGAGAAAACGCCTGACAAGGCGTGCCTCCGACCAGGAGATCGATGTCTCCCGCGTAGTCGTCCGGACTGATCTTCGTGAAATCGCCAAGGTTCGGAACCTCTGGAAACCGCTCGGCGAGAACTGCGCTCTGAAATCTTCCGGTTTCCGACAGAAACGCACATTCCCAACCGAGCGGCTTCCATGCCACGGATGCGGCTTCGATTCCGCTGCAGACGCTGCCGTATCGCATGGCCGACTCCTTTCTTCAACCTCTCCACACTACCTTTTCGGCAAAGCACGGAGTCCGTTTGCAAGTTCCGCGAATCTTTCTGCTATAATTCGCCTGTCGGCGGGCGGACATTCAAACGGGCAAAGGTGTACAGTCCTCCGCCCGCTGACGCTTTTAGAGCCCTCGGGCCTTGCGCAACTCAGAAAGCTTCACTTTCACACGCGGTTTATTATTCCGTGTGTCTTTATCCGTCCCTGCGAGCACGCATCCCGACATCGACGCGGCAACAGCGCAACCAACGAGACCATCGAGCCAATGGTTGTCGTGTGCTTCCGGGCGCATTTTCCACTCGTCGACACGTCGTCCACGTCCCTCGGTCTTGACCCGATATTCGGCAGTAATGTGTTCGGCGAAGAGCATATGCCGCTCGGGATCCCGTCCCCACAGGGAAAGACACCCTCGGTCGCCCATCGCCGTCAGGAGGCGGCTGGCGACGAAGCTTTTCCAGTAGTTCGTGTCGTAGACGACGTGCCGGACGGCCCGCTTGCCCCGGATGTTCGGCATCCGCCAGTTGTGTCCAACCCGGTCGCCGACGGCTTTCTTGAACTCGCTCATTGGCTTCGAGCTGGCTCCGATGTACTTGCCGTGGGATGGTAGGATGACATTGGCGAACTGTGCTTCACGACAGAACTGGTACACGACCTCGGTGGATTGTCCCCAGTTCGCGTCGATCAGACAGCGTTCGATTCGCATCGCCGCTCCGTCGTCGCGGGTGAATTCGCGGGCCAGATAATCCTCCGTCAGGGCCTTTAAACCGCCATAAAGGCAGCCTTCAAGGCCCGTGTGCGGGAACTTCATCTGCAGAGTCGGGTTCGCATCCGAGAGGGTGAAGTACCGCCGCCGCTGGTCGGGCCACGTGCCGTAGTCGATCACATACCCCGTGAAGTCATCATCCCATGCGCAAACGACAAAGAACAGCATGGTTTTCTGCACATCGATGAACATCGTCAGATGGTTTGCTGAGACCGGCACGCCCCGATTGGAGTGTCCATTCAGCTTGTTGACGAGTCCGTCAACCGTGAGCTGTTCTTCCGTGCCGAGGTCTTCTGGGAGCGGATCGTTCTGGTATTCGGCGTAGAACGCCGCCTCGTCGGTCAGCTTGAGGTTCATGGCGTGCTGAACCGCCGAGATCTCGTCGTAGTTGTGCCGTGCCGCCCACGACACGACTGCGCCTTCGTCCATCTCGGCCCGATGCTCGGCGTAAAACGCCGTCGCCGCCTCAAAGGTTCCTTTCTCGCGCAGTTCGTCAGCCCGCAGGTCGGCATAGCGGTTCCACAACTCCTCGTTCTTCGGAAACTGGTAGAGCATCTTGCAGCGTTCGCCGTTCCATTCGGGATGCTTTGACTTGTCGAGGATCTGTTCGGCCATATCGCCGGGTCGGATCACCGTACACGGCATGATGCCCGAGATCTTCTTGCCCGGACCCGCAAGGCCCAGAATGTCGCCCGCCAGCACACGGACGCGCTTGCGGGTCTGCTCCACGGATCCGGCGGACTCGGATGTCTGCGGGTCGTCGATGATGACGAATTCCGGTCGGATGGATTTGCCTGAAGCCTTTTTGAATTTCATGCCACGGATACGCCCCGTGATGCCCGCCACACGGACAAGCACGCCCGAGGAGGCCGCATCGCGGATCGTCGGTAGGACAATCTCGTTTGAGGTCCAGGTGATCCGTGTGCGTTCACCCTTGTAGAGCTGTCCGGCGCACCGATTGGCAATGCCATCGAGTGCGGCAATCGGATAACACACCTCCGGGAAGTCCGCCGCAAGATGCTCGTTGACTTCGAGTTCCGTCTTGATCGAATCGAGGATCTCGAGGGCGGCGGACTCGGACGCACCGATGATCACGACGAACTCGCGGTGGCCGTAGCACATTGCCCAGATGGCGGCGGTCTCGGTGAGGGACGATTTGCCGCTGCCTCGGGACATCGCCAAGGCGAAGAGTCCACCTTTGAGAACGGACTTCTCAATCTTCGCAATGGCCCGCAGATGGTCTTCCGACCATTCAAGGGCGTAGACCTCGGGAAAATAACACTCGCAAAACTTCCTGAAGTCGAGTCGGCAGGACTCCTTACGTTCGGGATCTTCGACTTCGGGCAATTCGCCGATGTCGCGTCCGGCCAGCGACTGCTCCATGAGAGCCTGACGCGCCGCCTCGCGCCGTTCGGCGTAGCTACGCATCCCGGAGGTGCTGGCGGTGGCGTTTTCAAGCTGGTCAAAGAGCCATGCGCAGTATTTCGCAAGATTGATGCACCGTTCATCGTCGTTGCTGGCGATGCGGAAGCCGCCTTGCTCAAAGTGGCGGTAGACCTGCGAGGAGCCGATGACCGTTCCGAGAGGGGTGGAGTTCAACACCTTCACGACCTCGGTCGGCTTGAGCATCGAGAGCTTCAATCGGTTATTCGGCATGACACAGTTCCTTCAGAAGCCACGCGGTGAACGTGACGAGGTTGATTCGCCCGTCCTCGTTGACCGGCGCACCGGCGGCAATCAGCTCGTTGAGTTTCTCCTCGCTGACGGCACGGCATCCGTAGTGCTGGAGGATCGTGACGAATTCGGCCTTGGTTCGAGGTTCGACTTGAAGTTCCATAGATTGCCTCCGAATAGTTCCTTGAGCCGCTTGCTATCGTGCGAGAATTACGGCATCATCTGCGGCGTTCACACCCACAAAGGAGAATGAGCCATGAGTTCAAAGAAGAAGAAAGCCACACCGCAGCCGGAGCCCGCCAAGAAGCTCTCCCTCATCAACGCCGCGCTGGAGGTACTGAAGTCGGACAACGCCGCCCTGAACACCAAGCAGATGGTCGAGGCGGCGAAGGCCAAGGGCTACTGGACACCCGGCGCGGGCAAGACTCCGGAGCAAACGCTTTACTCCGCGATCATGCGCGAGATCAAGACCAAGGGCGATGCCTCCCGCTTCGTGAAGGATGCCCGTGGCCATTTCCGAGCACGTTAATCGCGCTCGTAGCCGAAGAGTCCGTAGCGGCATTTCTCCGCATACGTCGGCTCCCTGAGTTTGAGTAGCTCGATGACATGGTCGGTCGGTGTCTCTTCGACAGCCGATTCGACCATGTTCCCGTTCTCGTCAAAGTACGAGATGCGGATCCGCTGAAGCCCGATGCAACAGCTGATTTGCACGAACACCCGTTCCAGGTCGTGTGCTTTCAGGTATTCCAGCGCCAGATGGCGGGCGTACCGGTTGAGCGCGACATCTGCTTTCGTCGGATCCTTGCCCCACGGTGAACCGCCGCCAATCCGGCAATGCCCACCATAGAAGTCCACGACGAGCTTGCGGCCCGTTGTGCCACAGTCGCCAATCGGCCCGTGTTTCACGTACCGCCCAGTGCCGTTGATTGTCAGCTCAATGTCCTCGCCACAGAGGGCTCGCGACACGCGCTCGATCTCGTCCTTGAAGGATTCGTCCAGAAGCGGAATCGCCACCACAACTTCGATGGGCTTGTCGTCTTCGGTTGTGACCTGTGTCTTGATGTCGAGTCCACCCAGCTGGCGAACCATGAGTTTCTGCCCGAGCTGGCGGGCAAAGTCGTAGGCGGCGGGCATCCGTCCGTGAGCGCGGTCACGGGTTGCCATCCCGAACATGATCCCTTGGTCGCCCCACGAGGAGCGATTCACACCTTGGGCGATGTCGGCGGACTGCTGCGAGAGGTGAACGGTCACCTCCAGACCATCACCCGTGATCGTGTTCTCCTCGCCCCACGTGTCCCGGTAGGCATCGGTGTAGCCGATCTGCTTTACGGCTTCACGGACGAAGGCGGCAATCTCGCTATTCGTAAAGCGATAGGCCGTCGTCACTTCGCCGGACACCGTCACGAAGCAGTCCTTGAACTGCACCTCAAGAGCCACACGCGCTTCCCGATCCCGCTCCAAATAGCGGTCAAGGATGTAGGAGGCAATGTAATCACACATCCGGTCAGGATGCCCGACCGTACAATACTCACTCGTTTCCAGCTTCATGGTCTTCCTTTCCAACAATCGGCGTTTTCGCCACCCAGTCACAGCCTTCGCCAAACTTGTGTTCGGCCCACCGCTTGCGAATCACATCGCAATACTTCGGATCGAGTTCCATCGTCCGACACTTGCGTCCGAGCTGTTCGCACGCAATGAGCGTCGATCCGCTGCCGCCGAAGGTATCGAGGACGATGTCGTTCTTCTTCGTCGAATTCTTCAGGAGGTAGCAGAGCATCTCCGTCGGCTTCATCGTCGGATGGACATCATTCTTCTTCGGTTTGTTGAACTCCATGACCGTGGTCTGTGCCCGGTCGCCATACCAGTTGTGTGCTTCGCCGTCTTTCCAGCCGTAGAGGCAAGGTTCGTGGATCCACTGATAATCCTGACGGCCCAGCACAAGCGCGTTCTTTTTCCACACAAGACACTCGCGAACCCGCAGCCCGACATCGTGGCACGCACCGCGAAAATTGAATCCCTCGCTGTCCGCATGGAAGATGTAAAAGCTCGCACCGGGCTTCATTGCCTTCTCGGCGAGACCAAACGCAGCCCGCAGAAATTCACGGAATTTCGTGTCTTCCATCGAGTCATTACACAGAGTCAAGCCGTTCGACCCTTCATAGGAAACATTATACGGCGGATCGGTCAACCAGCAGTCCGCTTCACCCAGTCCGATCAGCTTCTCGACGTCCGAAGCTTTTGTTGAATCACCGCAAAGGAGGAGGTGATCGCCGAGCTGATAGACCTCGCCAGCGGACGAAACCGGCACCTCGGGCGTTTCAGGCACCTCATTGGGGTCGGTCTGGCCCGTCCGCTCCACGTTACCATCGCCGTTGAGGATATCGTCGATCTCGTCATGGTCAAAGGCCAAGACGCCCAAGTCGAAGCCCGCGTCCTTCAGAGCCTGGAGTTCGCCCTTGAGCAGATCCATATCCCACTTGGCAATCTCGCCCGTCTTGTTGTCGGCGATCCGGAGCGCGGCTTCCTGTTCAGGGGTCAGGTGATCAACTACGATGGCGGGGATGGTCTCTTTACCCAGTTCGGTCATTGCCTTGACCCGCGTATGGCCATTGATAATCGTCCCTTCGCGATTAATGATGATCGCACCAATGAAACCAAATTCCTTGATCGAATTGACGATCACGGGCACGGCTTCATCGTTGATGCGCGGGTTGTTGTCATACGGCTTTAGATCCGCGATTTTGACTTCTGTTACCTTCGGCTTCATCCGATTTATGCTCCTTATTGGGATTCTCCCCGGTGAAAACAAGTGTGGTCAATAGCCCGACTCCTTCCCGCGCCCTCTTCTTTAGGAGGGGTGGGGGAGGAACCGTCGACCTCGGATGGCAAATATCGGCCATTCGGCGACGGTGAGCCTCTCCACCGTACCTTTTCGGCAAAACTTGGAGGTGGTTTGCAAGCTGCTTGCAATTCCCTTGCAGGTGATTTGATTTGTCGCGTCGCAAAACGAATCAGATTTGATTTGTCCGACGGGCGATTTGATTCTGATTTGTCGCGTGCCCCTAAAGGGCGACGCGAATCAAATCAGGAATCAATCAAATCGCCTTTACAAACAATCTGATTTCCCGCGCTGATTTGTTTCGCGAGAAATCAGATCGGAAGCTCGTCCCCGATTACTTCTTCTCGAGGATGAACTTGAGGTTGTGCTGTTCGGAGAAGCCGAAGCAGAAGTCAACCTTGAGCTGAAGCGTGCCCACCACGTTCCGACGGGCGGATGCGGGGTTGATCTTTAGCTGGGTGGCGATTTCCTCGACCGTACCGCCTTGATAGAGGACGTGCAAGGCCAGACGCTCGTCCGGGTCGCACAGTTCTTCAAGGTCGTTCCACGCGAGGTTGAACTCCAGCTCCTTGAGGGAGCGGGGATGGGCGACCTGTTCTTCGCTCACCGTGCCGGTGGAAATGCCACCATTCGGAGCCGGGGCCGTGTCGTCCGCCGCCTCGTCACACACGGAGTTCTGACGGAGGGACATTCGAGTGAAGTCCTCTTTGCGCTTCCCGGAGTTGAGGAAGTCGAGGTAGTCCGAACGCCATTTTTTGATCACGTCCTTCATGAACCCGCGCAGTGAACGCTTGCTCGGATCGAACTTCGGGTACGCATCACGGCAGGCATCGAACATCAGCCCCTTGAAGAACTCCTTGTCGCTGACGGCGATGTGGCTCTGCGAGACGAGCTTCACCGCCATGCGCTCGAAGTCCTTCGCCATCACCTTGAGGATCTCCAGCTGGATTTCCTCGTCGACGTCGGCATGGGGCTTTTCCTGCTTCGGCTTCGTATCCCACCAATCGGAGGGATGACGGCCACGGGTGGACTTGCGGCTCGATCCGTCGCCGAAGCGGCGAATCCAGTCCTTGAAGGCATCC